CCTAGCTTTCAAAAGGAGACAAAAATGTATCTAGCTGAGGAAATTCAAAAGAAGTGGGCTCCAGTTCTTGACCACGAGGCTCTCGGTGGAATCAAGGACGGTCACCGCCGTTCCGTAACTGCAGTTGTTCTTGAGAACACTGAGCGTGCACTCCGCGAGGCTGGCGCTCATGGTTCTTACCAGACTCTAACTGAGACTGATTACGCTTCCAATCTTCCAGTTAACAACATGGGCGGTTCTTCGTCCAGTGCTGGTCAGGGTGGTATCGATACTTTCGATCCAGTTCTTATCTCGCTCGTACGTCGTGCAATGCCTAACCTCATTGCTTATGACATCTGCGGCGTTCAGCCAATGACTGGTCCAACTGGTCTTATCTTCGCAATGCGTTCGAAGTATAACAACCAGGGTAACGGTACTTCCAATACCTCGTTCGCTGGCAATCAGGCTAACGAAACATTCTACAACGAAGTTAACACTGCGTTCTCGACTGTTGTTGCTGGTAACTCAACATTCGGTCAGCAGTTCTCTGGTACAATCCCAGGTCAGACTAACACCACTCCACTCGTCAATACTGCAAACTATAACACTGGTTTCGGTATGTCTACTGCTACTGCAGAAGGTCTCGGCGCTCTTGGAACTGGTTCTGACGACTTCAACCAGATGGCTTTCTCGATTGAGAAGGTAACTGTAACTGCTAAGTCCCGTGCACTCAAGGCTGAGTACACTATGGAACTCGCTCAGGATCTCAAGGCAATTCACGGTCTTGACGCTGAGACTGAGCTTGCTAACATTCTTTCGGCTGAAATCCTTGCGGAAATCAACCGTGAAGTTGTTCGCGAAATCAACATCACCGCAGAGCAGGGCGCTGCCGACAACACCACTACTGCTGGTGTATTCGACCTCGACACCGACTCAAACGGTCGTTGGTCAGTTGAAAAGTTCAAGGGTCTTATGTTCCAGCTCGAGCGCGAAGCAAACCAGATTGCCAAGCAGACTCGTCGCGGTAAGGGTAACATCGTTATCTGCTCGTCAGACGTTGCGTCTGCTCTTCAGATGGCTGGTGTTCTTGACTACACCCCTGCTCTTAACAGCAACAACCTTCAGGTAGACGACACTGGCAACACCTTCGCTGGTGTTCTCAACGGTCGCCTCCGCGTTTACATTGACCCATATGCTGTCGGTGGTAACTACCTCACCGTTGGTTATAAGGGTTCGTCTGCATTCGACGCTGGTCTCTTCTACTGCCCATACGTACCACTTCAGATGGTTCGTGCAGTTGATCCAGGCTCCTTCCAGCCAAAGATCGGCTTCAAGACTCGTTACGGAATGGTCGCAAACCCATTCGCTGAGGGTCTTAACAAGGGCGCAGGACGTCTCGCAACTAGCACTAATAAGTACTATCGTCGCGTTATCGTCACTAACCTTATGTGATCTTTTAAAAGATCGGGTTAACCGACAAGATTGGGGAGCTTCGGCTCCCCTTTTTTGTTGACTTTTTCTCTAAAGCTAGTATAATCACTACTGTGCCCCATTAATAAATAATAGTAAACAACAGGAGTGCACTATGAGCGCGATTGACAAAACACCAGAAAATAAAAACTTTCTCAGTCCACTCAATTTTACGTTTGTTCTGAAAAGATCTCCGTCTTTAAATTTTTTCGTGCAAAAGATTAACATACCTTCAATTACTCTAGGATACGTAAATCAGCCTGGACCACAGTTAGCTATTCCTTATAGCGGCGATCACATTGAGTATGAAAATCTTTCAATTACATTTAAAGTAGATGAAGATTTCGAAAATTATCTAGAAATTCATAATTGGTTGACTTCATTAGGATATCCTGTTACACAAACTGGATTTGCTAGATTACAAAATTCAGATAAAGCTAGTGGCGAAGGAATTAAATCAGATATATCTTTGATAATAACTGATGGTTTAAAAAATCCTAACATGGAAATAACATTCAAAGATGCTTTCCCAATAAATTTGTCTGAGCTTATTTTTGAAACAGTAGACACTGATTTAAATTACGTAACAGCTACTACAACTTTTAAATATGCTTATTACGATATTGTAAAATTATAACTTTACTTTTCCTACAAAATAGAGTATACTTATCTATTATTGTGGAGAAGTAGATGAAACTTGAAGAGATTTTTGACGAGTGGAAAAAAGACAGCCAGATTGATAAGACTGAGCTGGGCGAAGAGTCGCTGAAAATTCCAAAACTCCATCATAAATACTATCAGGTATTCTCAAGCGAGAAACTGCTGCTACGTAAGCTAGAAGCTGATTATAAAAAGTTGAAACTTGAGAAGTATGAATTTTACACTCAAGGACCGAACGAAGATACTCGCGCGAAGGGTTGGGAGCTGCCTGCAAAAGGATTGATCCTCAAGGCAGATATCCCTATGTATATGGAGGCTGATCCTGATCTTATTAATTTATCATTGAAGATCGGCTACCAGCAAGAAAAGATAGATTTGTTAGAGTCAATTATTAAAAGTCTAGCCAACCGTGGATATAGTATTAAGACTGCAGTTGATTGGGCAAGATTTATGATGGGAGGCTAATTGGAAACTGTTCGTGTAGAAAAATATGATGATGTGTACATAAAGGTATATTGTGAATCAGGAACAGCATTTGAGATGAGTGAGTTTTTCACCTTCGATGTTCCTGGCGCAAAGTATATGCCAGCATATCGAAATAAAGTTTGGGATGGTAAGGTTAGATTATACAACCCGATGTCACAAACTCTATATTATGGTTTGTTACCATACGTTGAGAGATTTTGTCGCGAACGTCAGTACGAGATAGAATACCTCAGCGATTTTTCACACGAAGAGTTTTCAGTTGTAGAAGCAAAAGAGTTTATAGATACTCTTGGATTGACATTAGAGCCTCGCGATTATCAAGTCAAGGCGTTCGTTCATGCAGTTCGTAATCGTAGAACGCTGTTGCTTTCGCCGACAGCATCAGGTAAATCGCTTATCATTTATTTGCTAACGAGGTATTACGATGCACGCACTCTTATTATTGTTCCAACTACTTCTCTTGTTAGTCAGCTTGCTTCTGATTTTGCCGACTATGGTTTTCAATCTGACAAGCACGTTCATAGAATCTACTCTGGACAAGATAAATCAACGAATAAACGAATTACCATCTCAACCTGGCAATCGATATACAAACTTCCTAAAGAGTATTTCGAACAGTTTGAGGTGGTCATAGGCGATGAAGCACATTTATTCAAGGCAAAATCTTTAACTTCTATAATGAGTAAATTGAAAGATTGTAAATTTCGTTTTGGTTTTACAGGAACATTAGACGGCACTCAAACCAACAAGCTAGTTCTTGAGGGGTTATTTGGTGCTGCTAAACGTGTTGTTACAACTTCAGAACTTATTGAACAAAAACACCTTGCTGACTTTAAGATAAAATGTTTATTGTTGAAGTACCCAGATGATGTACGAAAGTTAATTAAGAGTTATGATTATCAGGGCGAGATCGACTGGATTGTGCGTTGTCCACAACGTAACAACTTCATCAAAAATCTAGTACTTTCGCTGAAAGGTAACACCCTGTTACTTTTCCAATTTGTTGACAAACACGGAAAAATATTATATGATTTGATTCGTAACTCTACGACTCGAAAAGTATTTTATGTTTCTGGCTCAGTTAATGGAGATGAACGTGAGCAAATTCGTAAAATTGTTGAGGGAGAAACAGACGCAATTATCGTCGCTAGCTACGGAACTTTTTCCACTGGTGTTAACATACGCAATCTGCACAACGTTGTATTTTCTAGTCCTTCAAAATCGAGGATAAGAAACTTACAGTCGATTGGTCGTGGTTTGCGTAAGTCAGAAACCAAAACAGAGTCCACGCTATATGATATCGCTGATGACTTTAGTATTAAAGCATGGCGCAATTATACACTTAATCATTTCGTCGAGAGAGTGAAAATTTACAATGAAGAAAAATTTCCTGTAAAGGTGTATCCAGTAAACTTAAAGGTATAAAATGGTTAAAACGAAAAAAGTACATTATGTTAATAACAAAACTCTTTATGAAGAAATGGTTAAGTACAAAAAAGCAGTAAAAGAAGCTGAAGCTGCTGGTAAAGAGAAACCGCGAATCCCCAATTATATTGGCGAATGTTTTATGATGATTTGTAATAAGTTATCAACAAAACCGAACTTTATGAATTATTCATACCGTGATGATATGATTGCTGACGGTATAGAAAATTGTATCTACTCTATTGATAACTTTGATCCTGAGCGTTCAACTAATCCATTTGCTTATTTTACTCAGATAGCTTGGAATGCTTTTATCCGTCGCATTCAGAAAGAAAAGAAACAATCTTACATCAAACATAAAAATTATGAAAACAACTTTATGATGGAAGAGATGGAAGATTATGCTGATTCTACTACCAAACATAAAATTAACGAGATCTCGTCTGAAATTATTAGGTCTTTCGAGCAAAAATTAGAGTTGACTAAAAACTTGAAAAAGAGTAAAATTGGAGTAGAAAAATTTGTAAAGGATGATGAAGATGAAAAACTTACACCTAATCCCAGTTAACATTGTTGATCTAGTAGAAAAGCTAAACGATAACACCGTGCGCGAGAACGAACGTAACAATTACGTTTTACGTATAGAAGCTATCCGCGACTATTGTGCTGCGGCATTGGCAAAGAATCATTCTAATTACAAACCAG